GCGAGGTTGATCAAGATGTTCAATCGCAGCTTCAACGAGCTGTCGCTGGTCGGGCGGTTGGTGGAGGGTTTAAAGATGCGTCAGGCATTCGAACAAATTTGCTCGCTCGCGACTTTGGTCTGACAGCAATGCAGATCCAGAATCAGGGTCTTGCTCAGGCGCAAAATTTCATCCAGCAGCAGCGGACGTTTGGAATGGCACAGCCGTTCTCAATCAGCAGCATGTTCATTACGCCTGCCCAGCGCATTGGAGCCATTCAGCAACAACAGTCGGCCATGTACGGGCGTGATTTGACCGCCGCTCAAGTTGCTGCCGCTCCGTCTCCAATGCAGCAATCGGCTCAAACCGCGTTCACTAATTTTGGAGGGATTGCTGGAGGCGCTCTGTCTCAATATGGGATGTATCAAGGATTGATGCAGCAGCAACCGGGAGCGTATCGACCACCATCGTACAATCCTCAGAACGATTCTGAGATTTATCCGAATCTCTACGCACCGACTCCGACGAGGTCGGATATCACACCGCTTTCTACGAGTCTATTCCCGGAGTACGGCTCCTCAAACTACAGACCTTGATTTATGGCTGACCAATCTCTTCAAGCATTTCAGCTAGGCGCATCGCTGTTTGACCGCGCACAAACGCAGCAGCGGATGATGGAGCAATTGCAGGTGCAGGCCGCTCAACAGGTCATGCAACAGCGCCAGTCGGATCTTCAGAACAAGATTCAGTCGAATGCCTATGCTCAGGCGTTGGCGGAGCAAGAGGCGCAGACTGCTGAGTACGATACGTTTCAGAAGTTTAATGAGGATGTTGGAACGTATTTCAACGATCCTGAGCTGAAGTCTCCAATGCCTGCGTTGCCACGCTTCAGGTCAAAGGTGTTCAACCAGCAGGCAACTCAAGCGTACCAAGGTCTTCAGCAGTATTCTCCGCGAGCAAAAATTATCAAAGCTCGCGAACAGTTCGATAAACTTAGAGCAAATAGCATCGAAGCGATGCAGAACCAAGGTATCGATGTTTTCGACCCTCAGACCGGCCAAGTTAATGAAGAGGTTTATCAGAAAAATTTGCCGATCATTAGAGAGCAGATCAAAGAGAAAGAGATTACAGGAAAACTCACTCCAGATGTTTTTACGCAATTCTCTCTGCTAGAAAAAACAATCCCCCTTCAAGAGCGAATCAAGAAAGCTCAAGACACTGTTGATCAGCGAAAGATAGAGCAGCTTTCTCCGTCTGAGCGCGCTAAAATGCGTTTGTCTGAAAGAGCTGTTAGCGAATATGAATCGTTGTTTGGAAAACCAGATCAAACTACCAAGGATATCATTGAGTCGAACGCTCTGAGCAACAAATGGAATTGGCCTGACGGAAAAGCTGAAGCTAGGATTAGTGGAGATGAAACAATTGCGTCTATTTCTGGCGATCTTGTTAAAAACCTAGATACCTTTGAAAAAAATTATGGCCCGAAAACCATGCAGAAGTATGTTGGGATTATTGATGGAAGAGTTTCCGACATAGAAAAAAAGTTGGCAGGCGCAAGGAATCAAGAGGAAAGAGACGCTTACGCTTTGTTGCAGCGATTTCAAAATACTTTTAACAAATCAGCTTTTGAGCAGTCTGGAAAGGCTGTTACTTTACCCGAAATGCAGAGACTTGTTGCCGCTCTTGGAAATATTAAAAGCAACAACTTTGCAAACGATGTTAGAAATTTTGCAAAAATGTCTGCTGAAGACTTGTACAAAACAATTCGTTCTTCCAAAGATCAATACAGGATTAGACCAGAGCAGGTCAGGCTTGCAAACGAGCTTGTTGAACAATTTAAGCTTCCGTTTACACCGTTTGGTCAGCAGCAGCAATCAGCTCCGGCTCCTTCGACTGGAACCGCTCCGTCTTTACCTCCCGGTGTTACACCGTTTACAGGTGCAACAAACGCAACTTCTGGATTCCTTTACACTCCGTAATCATGGGAACAATTAAATCTCCGTCTGGCCAGACATACAACTGGTCGAATCCAAATCCTCCCACTGAATCGGATTTCAAATCGATTGCCGATTACGAGGCGGCGCAAGGAATCTCTGCTCAACCTCAGTCGCAAGGTCCAGCCACCATCGCTGAAATGCGTCGGCGTGAGGAGCAGGGCTTAGTTGGCGCGTTGCCTCCAGACATGAGCGAAGCAGTGAAACGGTCCGCAGAGGTTGGAGGATTGGAGCGGTTTGTTGGTGAGATGGGGCGATTGCCTGAGCCTTCAGGTCAAATTGCGCCTCCAGAATATCAAGGTGGTCGAATTGCCCCGTCTGGACAGCTTACTCCGCTGGCACAAGCTGAGTCTCGCGGAATGCGGCGTGGATTTGCAACCGGACTTCCTATTTCAGCATCTCTTATTTCTGCCCCGTTTATTGCCGGAATGGGTGTTACTGCTGGGTTGTTAACTGAAACTGGAGTCAACCTTGCAGCGTCAGGGTTGGGACAAACTGTATCTCCAGAACCGTACCGAGCAGGAGAAATGTTTGCTCAGGCAATTCCCGGTGTTCCAGTGGCTCAACAAGCCAGAAAATTCACACAGTTTACAAAAGAAGCTGGAAGCGGTGTTTTGACTTCTGGCCTTCAGGCTGGCCTTGAAACTCTCGACCAAGACTCCGCTGATTTGTCCAATGTTCTTTTTAGAACTGGGCTTGGTGGATTTTTAAGTCCGGGCCTAAGTGGGCTTGCAAGGGGTGGAGGTGCTTTGGCAAGAAGCGGATTTGATGTGAGAGATTGGAGAAGCGGATTTAATTTTAATCCGAGAGCTGTGGCCGCTGAATTGCAACTCCCGTTTACGCAGCAATTTATCAAGGATCGAGCAGAAGACATCAGAAAGCAAATGGTCGAACAAGGTTCGTCTGGAATGTTTGATCGATTTTCCGGCGATCTTGCTCGCGCTCTTTATTCTCCAAATTCAGGACTGAATCCTCAGCAATTTCAGGAAAATATCAGAAATGTTGTAAGTCAGTCGATGAACAATGCCGGTTCGTCCGGTTTGACTGGGCAAGATCTTTCTGACGCAATCAGAACAGAACTCCAGAAATCGATAGCGGTTCCAGACGAGCAGGCCAATAAGGTTGCCAACGATGCAATCGACTCTTTTGTTGGAGAGTCTGAGGCTCTTCGGAATCGAATCACAAACTTGATAGATGTTCGAAATGCTTCGCGTGATGCGCGTTTGACGGATGTTGTTCGATCATTAGAAGGTCGTGCAAGTGTCGAGTCTCAAGGACTTCGAGATGAAATCGATCAGCTTAAGAAAAAGGGCGAATCATTACCCGTTGAGTCCGTTGAACGCCAAAAACTCGACACTCAGATTTCAGACCTAAACCAGCAGATTGCCAGTATTGAGGCAGGCCGCGCTGCTGGATATGGTCCTACTGGCGGAATCACCCGAGAATCGCTTGGCCTAAAGACGCAGCAGATTGCTCAAGAGGAGCTTGATAAGTTCAAAAAAGATCGAGAAGAAGGTTATGGAAAAATCGACCCTGATCTTGAAAACACAAAATTAACAGTTACCGAAATGTCTCCAACTGGAGAACAGGTGACAAAAGAATACACGGTAAATCAACTGCGTCAGAAACGCACAAATATTCTTCGAAAAATCAATTTTGGAAAGCCTGTTCAAAAAGCTGATTATTCAGTTTTTGAAGATCTTGATCAAATTAACTCACAGCTTGATGAGGCTTTAGCGTCCAATCCTGCCCTTAAAAAAGCTTTGCAGCAGGAAAACGCTGCGTATCGAGAAGGTATTTCAAGATTCAAAGGATTTTTTGCTGACAAAATTTTGCGAGAGGCTGGTGAGCAAAGTGGAATGCCGGGAATCGTTGGAACGATTGCTGGGGCAACTGGACCTCAAAATCTAAGGCTCCTAAAAAATCTACTCGGGACTCGATACGATGAGATAAAGCCGGATTTGAGGCAGTTTGTTTTCATTCAGTCACGCGGTGAAAATCCGAACGATTTCCTGAAAGCGATTACTGCTGGAAACAGTGGAAAAGCAACCGGACTTCAGAAAGAGGTGATTGACGAATTGTTCCCAGACATTTCCGAGATAACTGATGTTGCCTCAAAGTATAGTTCATTGGTCAACCAAAAGGCAGTTCTTGAAAAACAAGCAAACGAACTAAAAGGTAAAATCGACGCTTTGAAAACAGATGTTTCCAACAACATTTCTGGAGCGCAGGCAAGACTCGACGCTGCAATCAAACAGGAAGGTCAGATTGCGGAAACAAACGCCAAACTTAAGGCTACGAACATAACGTCAAGGGAACAGCGGATCATCGACTCTCTTGCGGCCATTGAGGCCAGAGTTCGAGATGCTCGAGATAAAAACTTTGATGTTCTTGATACGATCAAGTTAGACGACGTTATCAGGAACATTGAGACGCAAAGCGGAAAACCGCTGTACAAAGCTCTTGAAGAGGCAGTTGTAACTGCCAGCAATGCGCGTGGAAGGTTCAACGTAGCGGTTAAAAAAGCATTGGAACCGGGAGGTCAGCTTGAAAGTTTTGAACCTTCTAATCTGATTGATTTCTTGGTTGCTAAGGAAGGTGAATCGCTCAGTTACCGTAGCAAACAGTTTCTCAAGGCTGTTGGCCAATCAAGACCTGACTTGATCGGCGATGCTCAAAACCTTTTAGTTGGACGCATCATTGCGGAGTCGGTTGACGGAAACAAAATCAACACGGCAAAGATCAAAGATCTTGTTGGAACAAGCGAAGCTCCCGGCAAATACTTTGGAATAACCAAGGGTTTATTTGGAGACGACGGAATCTCTCGCATCACAAAAATTGCAAATCAATTGGAGCAGGTTTCCGATCTTGGAAAACCGAGCGTCTTCAGAGAACTAGTTTTGCCAGCTTTGGCTGGATTTGTTGGTTTTCAGGCTTACGGTGAGACTGGCATGAGAGCCGGTCTTGGTGGATACGCTGCATACAGATTGTTTGGAAAAGGAATTAACAATGCAACCGCCGCTGCCGTTGGGCGTGTCGTAAAGACTCCAGAATACCTTAACATTGTCTCAAAGCCGATTGACCAAGCCACGCAAGCTCAGATGAATCGATTTGAGCGTCTTTGGCCAAGGGTGCTGAAGATGGAGCAAGATCGTTACCGGATAATTGAAGATGATCTTGAGAAATGAAAACCTCCCTCTCCAAGAAAGGTAATACCTATCAGGGCAAGAAGGTGACGTTGAACAAGCCCTTCTACACTCCTGGCGAGCGGAAGAAGAGCGCGGTGTACGTTAAGAATCCGGCGAACAAGGTCGTCATCGTTCGCTTCGGCGATCCTGATATGACGATCAAGAAGTCGAATCCTGAGCGTCGTAAGAATTTCCGTGCGCGGCATAACTGTGCGGAGGCGAAGGACAAGACGACGCCTAAATTTTGGAGCTGCGCCGCTTGGATTCTGGCGATTGTTCTGTCGGTTCTAACCTCAAACCCTATTTGAATTTATGGACAAGATGAAACTTGGTGGTGGCGGTCGTTACGAGAAACTCGTTAGCAGTCTTGAGAGCAAGGGCGTCAAAGACCCGAAGGCTCTTGCAGCCTCCATTGGTCGCAAAAAGCTGGGTTCGAAAAAATTTCAAAGCCTCGCTGCGAAAGGCCGTCGCCGCGCTGAGCGCCAGTCTAGCTACGCTTAGGATAGCGTCCTTTGACGTACGGCTTTTTGGCCGACTCCTTATCGACGACGAACTTCTGTGGGTCTGCGTAGTTCCATGAGATGTCGCCGCCCGTACCGCGCTGGATCATAATCGATCCGGTGACTTTTCCTTCCTTGTCCGTCATGCCGGAACGATCCGCTCGCTTCGCCATGCCGAGCATAAATTGTCGAGGTTGATTGAAACCAACTTCCTTCATCACAATCACCTCTCTGGCCCAGTTCGTTAGGTCCGACGATCCGAATCCTGAGTAGGCCATCTCTGCCACGCTCTCCGGTTTGTCGTCTCGACCTTTGGGCTTTGGAAAGTGATGGACAAGAATCAGGACTACGCCCGTCTCCATCATAATCGGCTGGAGCAAGTGCCGCGTAAAGTTCGCGCAGACCTCGATATCCGATGGATTGCCGCCCATGTAGGAGAGCAGAGGATCGATATAAACCACATCGACCTTAGTCTTGCGAACGAGGCGGCGGAGCATCGTCGCGAAGTCAGAACCCGTTCTCACCGTCTCGCGGAAGAATAACATGTTCGCGCTCCGAAGACCTCGCTCCCAGTTCTCCTTGCCGAAGGTCATCTGAGCAGCGCCCTTGAGCGCATCATGCTGATCGGCGATGTCGTTTTCCGCCTGAATGTAAGCTACTTTTAGCGCACGGACGGGCTTTACGCCAAACCAAGCTTCGCCGGACGCCCATTTCAGACCTTGATACGCGGCCATCGAGCTTTTGCCGCATCCACTTTGGCCGACAAAGAGAAGCGACGATCCGCGCCGAACCCATCTATCTCCGATCAGATTGTCAGGATCATTCTGCGGATCGTACTCGATGATGCTGTCTATCGAGAACTCCATCGGCATGTCCTGCGCGTCCATGTCGTCCTTGAACGCTTCCCAGTTCACTGCGCCCACATTGACGGCTAAGAGCTTCTGCTCCTT